GATGTCCAGATGCGTACATCGTAGCCACGCTCTGGCAGCTGGTTGTATAGGGACATCTCTGTCTGAGGTGTACCTAGGTAGATGATGCGACCCCCAGGTTTAAGGATAGCGTCGAACTCTTTGACTGCCTCAGAGAGCTTGTCGCGCATCATCTGGGTAGCTGAGTTGTTGGGTACTTCTACGTCGTCGGCAATGAGTACATCAGCACGACTGCCGGTGATCTGACCTGTGATACCTACAGACTTCACTGAGGGTGAGTGGTCTGGTAAGGATGGTGCTACGTCGAAGGCAACCATGGAGTCCCTTTGGTTGTCTGTAGCAGCTAGGTGGTTCAGGATCTGGATGTCATTGATCAGCCTCTTAACGAAGCTGGAGAATGCATCTGCACGTTCCTTGGATGCTGAGACCACTAGGATCTTTAGCTGTGGGTTGTTGAGTAGTAGCCAGCATACGAATGCGGATGTTAGCCACGACTTGCCCACTCCCCGGAAAGCTTCGATAACCGAACGCCTATCAGCATGCTGAAGGTATGAGGCTATGTCGTACTGAACGGGTGTGGGGTCGGGGAGGTTTAGTTCTTTCCAAATGTGGTAAACGAACTTTCTAAAGTCTTCTTGAATTGGATGCTTCATCTAGCATTTCGTAAGGGAATGATGTTGTCGTCGTCGAAGATGGGGAGGTCTGCTAACCCGGCTAGGGGTGAGCCTTGGACAGCTTGCGCTTCTATGCGGTTGTCTTTCAAGAACTGTCTTGCGACGTTCAAGATAGCGGCAGGAGGGGGAATCTTGTTCCCCTCTCCGTCCACATACTCCTGACCAATTGCTTTGCTCAGGATGTCGGCAAGCTGACCGTGAAGACCCCCAAGGGCTTTCTCGTCAGCTTTGTTCATATAGTTATCTCGTAGATATATAAGCGATGAACCAATTCACAAGGAAACCTAATCCACCTAGCAACAAAAGAATTGCTACAAAGTACATAAGGTCTGTCTTGAGTTTTGTTATCGCTTGTTTGCGTCTGGTCACTAAAAGTTCTCTGGAAGATTTGATTTGACGCCTCATTTGAATCATCTCTTGGAACGTAGCTGAGCCGTACCTAAGGACGATGAGGGACATAAGCTCACGCTCTTGTTCTTCTAGTTTCTTTTTATAGACCACCATTTGCAAGGCTTCTTGCTCAACGGAACCTGAGAAGAGGAGTTTCTTAAAGGTCGGTGGGTTTGCCGCAGCAGCTTGGTGCACACGGAACTTGGCTACTGCCTCGAACCATGCACCCAGCTGGGAAACCATCTTCTCTATTTCTTTGCCCTTTTCCATTCCTGCTTTGAGGAAGTTAAAGGCTCCGGTTGCCGTTGCAATAAGTGTCAACGGATCCATAGGGACTACCGCTGCTTAAGATCTGCGTAGATCAAGGCTATCGCTGTAATTAAACCGCCGATCCAGAGAAGGGGTTTAGCTGCTTTAGCAACCCACCCTAAGACCGTGAACGCTCCGTCAACTGCTTCAAAAGCCTTGACCATAGTTCGGGTCTCAATGTGGATTTCATCGACTTTATGTTCGACAGCTATAAGGCGGTCTAAGATTTCCTTGTGGCTTACTTCCTCCATAATTTTCCTTTAATCGCTTTTACTAACTCGGTTGTAGGAACGTGGTCGAAGTCCAGACCCATGTTTACGCGGACACCTCCAGCTGAGAAGTTATGAACACTGTGCCACGCTTGGTGGTTGAAGACATACCAACGGTACGGCTGCATCACTGCGGTGACAACGTGTTCAATCTTGTCGTGGTCTGGGATACGGTATGGGTCTATGTATTCAAAATCCGCCGTGGGGCGATACCAGCGTGTCTCTTGCTCTTGACCTTGGAGGAGCATGAACAACGAGCTTTGCCGTGCGTGTCCCATATGGGTTGGCAAGTACTCACCCCCAAAGGATGTTTGCAATGTCGATTTCGGTTCGTTGGCGTACATCTCAAAAAGCCACGGCGGTACATTTGAATAAAACTCTGCATCAAGGTTCTCAGGTAAGAACCACTGCAAGAATTTAATCGGCTTCTTTCCGGGGTTGTACTGCTCAAACTGGAGCTTACGGCGGTTTAGTTCACGGGCGTTTTCTACCCCGACCAAGTTAACAAGTTCTTTGTAGGTGTTACCCCTGTTGTACTTAATCCGCTGAGTAAACTGTTCTGGGTTTGTATCGACTTCATAAAGAAGTTTTTCCCCAAACTCTTTACCGAAATCTAACGATGTTTCATAGCAGTAGTCGTCTGGGTTAACGTCTGGTTTATGTGCGACGATCATACGTACTTAACCGCATCACGGTCTTTGCTCCTGATAGCTCTCACAACCAATGAACCCATATCAATGTGATACCAGCGGGTTGAGAACTTCCAAGACTTCCAATGCTTGTGGTGGTATCCATGCAGCCACTCTCCCGAAGACGGGAAGATGTACTCAAGGAACCATAGGTCGTTAGGCTTCCCACCGATGTGACTGAACGTCTGGTGGAATGCAGCAACGAGGTGTGCAGTGCCTACTGCGGGTAGGTAGCAGTACAGGAACACTTCTGGAGAAACCAGAAAGATCGCTGCTGCCATGAGTACCCAAAGAAGTGCGTAGTATTTGTCAACAAACAAGTGCATAGGGTCTCGCAATAAACGTCTTGATAAGATCGTTTTTAGCGGCACGTTCCTGTACCCTTTTCTAAACATTGATGCCAGCTTCATCGCCCCTTCATGGGGGTCTTTATCCGTATCTGTGTGGACATGGTGTGTTGCATGTGTAACAACCCATTGAAGTGGGCTGCTATACATAAACAAGATGCCAAAGGTTGAGAAGGCATAGTGCCAGAAACGCGAGGTTTCAAAAGCACCATGACAGAACAACCTGTGATACCCAACACTTAGTGTCACACCAGCCATTAGGTACAGGATAAAAGAGTAAGCCAGCATCGATGGTTCTAAGAACACAGCAGCAACAAATGCCGCCATACCAACGTAATAGGCTACGTTAGCCATCCATGCCTTATGCCTAAACATTACTTTTTCCGATCAAATAATAGTCCGTAGGAATCTGTTACAGCAGATATTGTCAGACTTGAATTTTGCAATTCAATAGGGAGCGGCTCATCGCCGTATGTAATCCCATCGATTGAAAAGGAGCCGCTCACCATAAAGAGTAGAGTCCCAACATCAAACGTCCGTGAGTCTCCAGCTTTTATAACTACTGAAGTTAATGCAGGTGATTCACCACCGTTCGCGTATGTGGGTAAGCACCACCATTCGGTAGCTTCCTCAACAAGGTACTCATACACACCGACAGGTATAACCCTTGAGGGGTCTGTGAAACTCCCGGCTACTCTAGGAGGTGTTACTACACCAGTGGTTACGTTTAGACCTGTTATCAAGCCTTTAACCCAAAGAGTCGTGATACCCACATCGGCAAACGTAATCTGAGTATCAACGGTTGTTTGATACTCCTCTCCAGTTGGTAAGTACTTCTTAAATATGTCCCAGCCAAAACTGTTGTAACGCTTAAACTCATTTATGGCGTTCATCGTGATATGCCTACCAATTTGATTATCGGTTCCGGAAACCACTCCGGGGCTTCTGGTGGTGTCTCAATTTCAAACGCTGGTGTGGACACTGTTCCAGCATTTGATTCACCCCAAAGACTGAACGGCGCGTAGTCACGCAATACCTCATACAGGTCTTTACCGGGTTCAGGGGATGGCACACTACATAAGAAATCAGGAAAACCTGCTTTTTTAAAAAGTACCACCACACAGTTGTTTACGTTATCAACAACTTTAATTTCATACTCAAATTCTGTAATCATTAGACTACTCCTCCATTTCGTGTTCCAAGATTTTGCCAAGTTATCAAACCGTTGCCGTTGATAGCCAAGCCACCAGCGCCACCAGCACCACCAGCACCACCGCCGTTTGCTCCCCAGTTACCACCGGCAGCACCAGCTGCTGCTGTATAAGCGGTTGTGCTACAGTTATAAGGGTTGCCACATGTGTCGTAGCTACAAACTGTGTTTGTGTAGTAAATTGAAGCTCCACCACCACCAGCAGTAGTCAGGGTTCCTGCTCCACCAGCCCTTGCGCCGCCAGCAGAGTTAGTTAGGCCGGTACGTCCACCGCCACCACCGCCACCCTGACCACCGTTGCCGCTAGCTCCAGCGCCACCACCACCACCGCCACCTGCGATAGTTCCGTTGTTGCTGATACCCGCTGCGGACTGAACTAGCAGCCCAGCGCCACCACCACCACCAGCGCCATTACTTCCTACACCGCCGTTACCGCCCATTCCAATGATGTTTCCGTTGTTTATGAACGTGACACCGGCGGGGAAACTTCCGTTAATAGTGGCACCAGCGGTTCCTGTGCTGTTCGAGGTTAGGTAGACACCCGGCGCAACTGTCACAACAAGCTGTGTTATTCCAGTCCAACCGTTTGCAATCGCCCATGAGCGTAGGTTGAAGTTGGTCTGATTCGTACTTACAGTTAGTTCGGTAGCGCTAATGCCGAATTGGTAGATCGCATCATCAATTAGTAATTTACCGCTAGACTCAAAAATAGCTTTAGTCTGACCGTTGTAGCGGAAATTCAAGTTGCTATTGATCTCCTTAATTTCCCAATTGAGTGTGGAGAACCCATCGATAGCAGCGGGTGCAAACATCTGCGCTGTTATATAGCCAGCCGGTATTTCATTCAAGTAGCCAACATCATTGGTGAATGCACCAACGTTGGTCGGGATAACCAACTCAGACCATATTGGATCTACGCCGTCAGTGCCTAAGTACTTGCCAGCATTACCATCCAAAGGCGGCATCGCCGCAATCGTCTGCCAAGCATTCGCCACACCATCGTTGGTCAGGAACTTGCCGGAATTACCGGCTAAGTCAGGCATCAGGTATGTGGCAGCTTCCGCAGCGCTTAAAGCTGCATTGGTTTCACTTAGTGCTGAAGCTGTTGCCGTTGTTGCTGATGCAGTTGCACTGGCGGCGGCAGCAGAGGCTTGGTTTGGAGCATCAAGAACCGCAGCTATGTTGGTAGCAACTGTAGTCACCTGAGAGCTTAAACCGCTAACCGTGTTCACGTTTGCAGTGTTTGCAACAACAGCATTTACGTTCGCGATGTTTGAACCAACCGCAGATACGTTCGCGTTGTTAGCAGCTACTGCATTGATGTTTGAAGCGTTGTTAGCTACAGCTGTGACATTGGCAGTGTTGTTTCCAACTGCGGTCACATTTGCGGAGATACCAGCTACAGTCGTAACGTTTCCAGAGATCGACGCTACCGTAGACACGTTGGTGTCATTGTTGGCAACCGTGGTCACATTGGCATCTATAGCTGCTACTTTGCCCACGTTCACAACGTTGGTCGCAACCGTGTTCACCGAAGCGATGTTGTCAGAAACAATAACCACCTTGGCAACGTTGGTCGCCGTGGTATTCACAGAAGCAACGTTAGCTGCGACAGTGTTGACCGATGTGACGTTGGTTGCAACAGTTGTTACGTTGGCATCGTTGTTAGCCACGGTCGTAACCTTAACATCAACTGCGGATACCTTGTTCACGTTGGTGGTGTTCAACGCAACCGTGTTGACGTTCGCAATGCTACCAGCGACCGTACTAACGTTATTGATAGCAGCGCCGACGATGTTAACGTTCCCGATACTACCGGCTACCGTTGCTACAAATGGGTATAGGTTATCTATAGTCCCTTTGTTCACAGCGTCCCCAGCGTCAACTGGGTTTCCTACGTTCTTGATACCGAACGAAGTTGCATCCCACTTACCTGAGGCTGCGTCAAACCCTAAGGCTTGGTCAGCGCGGTCGTAGGTTTCCTGAGACACATAGGTTGAGAAGGTCGCCAGTGTGTCTAGGTCAGCTTCACGCAGGATAGAACCATCAGAGAAGTCAACGGGTACGGATTCCTTAGGTGTCTGACGGGATATGGTTATCCGGTCGCCTGAGGCTGCTGCGGTGTCTAGGGTGATTGTGTTTGTGTTGTCGAACGTAAAAGCTACAGCATCGACACCAACGGTTACAACAATGTGATCCTGAGATACATACGGGAAGGGAAAGCTGTAGGTGCGCGAACTGCCATCACCTACGAACTGGACAATACTAAATGCCACTATGGATACTCCAAAAAGAAACCCGGCTTTCACCGGGCTTTAAGTTAATCAGGAATTTGCTTATCGCTTGTTGGGAAGGTTCCAGCGATACCGTTAAGAATTGTTGAGAATGGAGGCACACTGCTTAGAGGTACTACCGTCCTGCCCCATGTTCTGATGTCACGGCTCGTTGTTTGATATTCATCAGACGCTGAGTTACGCACGATCTTCTGCATGGAGATCAGAGAGTTGATTGCTGACAGAGTTGGGTTGGATGCAATCGATGACAAGTCCGACGTAGTACGCATGCCAGAGAACAGAGGCTGTCCTAACATGGTTCCTATGGTGGTGTCATACGCCGTTGGCAACAGTGATGCTTGGCTGATACGACCGAAGCCGTTCGACATAACTTGCCCAAACGTCATACGCTCCTCCATGAACTTGCGTCGATCATCGTCGCTCATGCCAAGCGCACTTAGCTGACTACGTCCCATGTACGCTAAGGATCCGAAGAACCCGCCGTACATCACGGTCATAAAGGTAGACATGTCCGCATGGTGTATGCCGTACATCAATGACTTGTTCCAAGCTTGCATCGTGAAGTTCTGGAATTGGAATACTGTCTGACCCAACGAGCTACCCATGATGGGGATCATTGATGCCAGATCGTTTTCCTGAACTACACGACGTGATTCCCGCTGCACTGCCAATATAAAATCAGCGTGTGTCTTTGGGTCATCCAATTGCCACTTGTCAAAGTCAACAGACTTGGTAGTTGAGAACTC